AGTTAAATATACCAATATCAAGACTGCCTTTGTCTAATACTAAAAAGTGAAAGTCTTTGTATTCTTTTTTGAACAAATTACAATAAAGATAGCATTGAACGTCATAGCCGTACTTATTAGCACTCCAGCTGAAGTCTTTTATGTTTGTAGTAGTTTTTAGGTCTACAATTCTGTCAGTAGCTAGAACGTCTGCTTTGCCCCTAAAGGGATAATCTAAGACATTGTCTATAGCTGGTATCTCAAACTCTGCCTTAGTGATTAGTTGTTTAGCGTATTCGTTTCTATAGAACGCATCTACAAGCCTCTCTGCATCCCCTCGCTCTTTTGCTGTAAATACTCTGGGGTTGTTTGCCTTTGCCTCTCTGAATTTCTTTGTGTTCTTAGATTGTACCTCTACAAACTCTTGAGCGGAAAACACCTCTGGTTCTAGTATGGCGGTATGAAATAACCAACCGTCCCTTAGTGCTTGACTATCCGAACTGCCGTATTGTAAACTAAACTTGTAAGTTTTGGGGCTTGACAATAACAACTTAAGACTGCTGCTGCTAAGTGCAAGTTTGTTTAGTTCCCCATAGTAAAAGGTATCATCGTCCATACGTTTAAGCAGTTCTGCTTTGTCGTAGTATTTGCCGTCTAATAGTTTTATTTTATCCATAGTTTACTCTTTAATAAAAGCCACCCAGTGAGTTTTCATAGCTTTACCGCTTTTGTGTCCGTATAAGGGTTTTTTGTCTGTTAGTTTTAATATTTCTTTTATAGGTATCCTACACTCATTCCACTTAAAGATAAGAGTTCCATTAGGTTTCAATACTCTGAAACATTCTTTAAAACCTTTCTGCAACATACTCTGCCAGTCTCCAGTCAAATTCCCGTATTGTTTAGTTATTAAGCCTGTCGGATTGTCTTGAGGTATATGAGGGGGGTCAAAAACAATGTGCCAAAAAGTGTTGTCTGGTTGTTTTATATCTGTGAAGTCCCCCACTATGTCTGGTTTTATTTTTAAAGTTGTCCCCTTTGGGTAGGCAGCATTCGGCTCAATTTTGTACTCTTTTTGTCTCTTATCTAAATACAAAACTCTATTGTCTTGCTTGTCAAACCACATACCTTTGAGACCGCAGCAAACGTCTAATACTTTCTTACTCATCCCGTTTTTTTTGGCAGATTAACTCTTCAATCTCGTAAAGCTGTTCAGCAGTCAAAAGGTCGTAGATGTCTGTATTTTCTACAAGTATACTCTCAATGTCCGCACTGTCTGGGCTTCCAGGGTGGTCGTATGTTTCTTTTTCTGGTGCCTCGTAGCTAAAGTCTACAAGTAATTTTACACCGCAGTAGTTTATTGTCATAGTTCAAATTGTTTTAGTTCTTGTTCTAGTTTTAGTATCTGTTTGTTTTTTTCTTGTCTTGTAAGGCTTTCCTTTTTTGTTTGTACCTCCAGCTCTGTTTGCAGAAGGTTGTTATATAAACCGATTTGAGTGATAGCCTTAACGCAGTTTTTTAAGTCCTTGTTGTTTGGTTTTTCTTTTTGCCACTCTAAGAGTTTATCCATAAGAAACGAATACCAAACTAAGTAAGACTGTTTTTGCAGTAAGGTCATTATAGTAAAGCACAATAAATAATTAAAGCGCATAAAAAAGAAAACACTACTACGCCTGTATAAATTATTAAATCTTTTTGTAGCTGCTGTTTTTTAATCTTAGCCTCAAGTTCTTTTTGAGTATATACCTCTATCCTATTTTTTCTTGTCTCTATGTGAAGACCTGTTTTTGTTTTTTTCATTGTATATTAAAAATAATTGTTCTTATCTCGCTGCCCCTTTTTTCTAGTTCAGCTTTTTTCTCTTTGGTTAAAGACTTCTTGCGCTTGTTGTAGTACAATATAGCGTCAATGTCTTTTAACTCCTTCCTAAGGTCGTCTAGCTGCGTTCTCATTTGTTTACGTTTTGAATATAAGTAAGCGCAGTCTGTTCGTTCATTCCGTAGGCTTGAACCATCATTGTAATCCAGGCTTTTTCTGTTTCTGTTAATAACATTGTTTTTGTTTTAATTAAGAAAAATCTTTAGTTAATCCTATTGTGAAGTTTATATCTTTGTAAAAAAAGTTATACCTCTCTTTCATTCTAATAGCCTCGCTTTTTGTTAATCTATCTGTGTGAATTAATCCATCTTCTATAACTGACCAAGTTTTCATTTTGTTTTTGTTTTATTAGTATACCGCAATATACAAATAAATAATTGTTATAAACAAATTATAAACAAACTTTTTTTAAAAAATTTATTTTTACTTCTTAAAATCGGTAAGATTGACTATTGAAGCAAGCCGCTCGTCTAGTAGATAACAGGGCTTTTTGTGTTTCTTTTTGCTCCAGAGTGTGGTGTCTGGTAAGTAGAATTCAATAGGCTCTAAGTCCTTGAGGTTGTTAAGCCAAAATAAATAGTTGCCTTTTGGGTCATTGACAAAATATAAAGCGGTCTTGCCAGTGTCTATAAGTTTTTTGAACTTATCTAGCTGTATCATTTTCTTCTGGTAGTGCTTGTTTCTGAATTTCATCTCTATAACTACAGGCACTCCTTTTGCGCTGTAGCCCTCAGCATCCCAGCTTTGTGAACCGCTGCCAGTATGTTTCAAGTCCCAGCCGTCTAAGTTGAGTAAGTGTACTACAGCTTTCTCCCAAAGGTGTATTTCGTTAAGTCCCTCTGCGCTAAATATATTCTCCATAAATTTTATCTATATCTTTTATCCATCCCACCAGCTTTTGGGGGTTGCAGTTGCAAGGCTCAAAGTATTTGTGGTTGAATAGTTCTGAGTGCAAACGACACAAGAGTTTATACTGCTCTTTTGTAAGGCGGTCTTTTACGTCCTCTTTAAATTTAGCCCACAATATGATATCCTCTTTTACCATAGCTCTATATCATTCCACTCGTCCCTTCGCTTATCACAGCCGCAGTCTTTTTTTAGCAGTTTACTTATCTTTTTTACCAGCCAATTAATACCAGTGTAATAAGTAATGTAGTAAATAAAGTCCCCGAGTTTCATAAATTGTCTTTTATGTGTTTTAAAGCTGTCCTATAAGTATTATATAAACTATAGTAAGAAATTTTAGTTTCTCGGCTTAGTGAGGCTACAGACTTCCCACTAGCAACTAAAGTAAAAACTTTAGCGTCATACCAGTACATATCTTTTAAAATACCGTCTATTTTGTTTTTGTTCTTAGCGTATTGTACCTCGTCTATGGATAGGTCATCAATTTGCTTTATTTCTCCTTTTATCTCTTCTATGTAGGTTTTTAGCTCCCTTGCTTGTTTCTTGTGGGTGTTTAAGAATATCCCTCTAAGAACTTTATAGCAGTAATAAGTATTTATGTCATCATTGTACCAAAGGTCTAAGCCTTTTTGGATGTCGCAAATTAACTGCAAGTACATACTCTGGACGATGTCCTCGGCTAGGCTGGGATTGCAGCCAAAAGATTTAACTATGTTTATAAAGTCTTTGTGTTTATCGTAGGCAAGTTCAACAAGTGATTTCATTTATTTTATTTTATAAACCGCAGTAGCCGCTGTCGCATTC